TGTCAGCAGCCGCTCAAGCAAAAGCGGCGAATACTGATCGTAGTCAGTATCGCCGCCCTTGCTGGTGAACAGAATGGCGGCCGCAAGATCAAAAATCTTTCTTACTGTTGTTGCCATTCTTTCCTCCTGAATTTACTTATCCGTAGCCTCAGCCACATCCGAAGTCAGCTTGCCGGCCTTGCCGAACGCAACCACGCGGATGGTCTGGCCTGCGGTCGTTGCAACCGTGCCGCCGCTTGCGACCAGCATGCGGTTTGCGGAGAAGCGCGGGTCCGAGCCGTCCAGCGTGTACCAGATTTCGTCCGCATCTGCCGCCGTAACGGTCGCACTGTGCGAAGCGATCGCTACGGTGCACGCCTGCTGGCTTGCGGCCTTGGCCACAACGACAACCGAATCCGCACGGCTGGAAAGCACAAACAGATCGTAAATCTGACGGCCCTCAACCAGAGAACCGGAAACGCCGGGGGGATCGGTGTGGATTTTGGTATCGTCAATGGTATACGGGAACGCAAGCGCCTGCTCGTGAATTGCAAGCATATAAACGTCGGTCGGGAACAGTCGGTCGGGAACCTTTACAACAGTAAAGCCCGCAACCTGACCGACAACGCCTGTGGGCAGCTGCTTGCCCGCCAGATTGTCCAGCTTGACCCACTCGTCCGAGAGGATGATCTTCTTGTAGTCACTCACGCGGACAAAAAGGATACGGCCATCATCCGGTACATAGTGATCGTCCATATAGGCGGCAGCATCATAGACGGTGGAGATAATGTCGCTCTTGGTCGGTGCAGCAGAAACGCCCTGAATATGGCCGAATCGTGCAATGCGGCTGAAGCCGTACTTGTCGCCGGTCGGCACGCACTTCTCGGAGATCTGCTGGCGCAGGTACTGGCCGGCCTTGTTGCTGATAGCCTGCTGAGAGCCGTCGCCCTTGTCTACAATGGCGGTAAACGCCTTGTCCTGGGTGATGGTGTACTCGTTTACGATGTCCTGTACATCGTTCGGCGCACCGTAGCGGTCCTTGCCCTCTCGCTTGTAGTCGTTCAGCTCGCTGGTGAGGATCTGGTAAACCTTGCAGGTTTTCTTGCCGATCATGTCAACGTGCGCCTTGCAGTGCGGGCGCAGGAACGAGGTATGGGTATACAGCTTTTCTACAGCTTTTGAATACTGTTCAGTAAGATAAATAGGCATATAGTAAAATCACTCCTTTTACAGTCCCAGTAAGCCGCGCAGGAACGGGTCGCTCGTGTCGCCCTCATTGCCCTGCACACTTCCCGGGCTTGTCATTTTGTTCTGGTTGTTCTTCTTTTCGATCTGTACAGCCTGTGCATTCTGCTCAGCCTGATAGCGCCAGTGCGCGGCAACGGGCGTCATAGCTTCCTGCTGCACCAATTCAAGCACGCGTTTTGGCACTTCCTCGAAACTCTTCACGCCAGAGAGTGAAACATATTCTTCCCACGCGCGTGCATCGGCTTCTTCTCGTGCCTGTTCAACAGTCTGATCAATGCGCTGCTGCATGGCGGTAAGCTCCGCCCGCTGCTGTTCGGCGGCCTGTGCCGCGGCTGCACGCTGGGAAGCCATGCGGCCCTCGGCTATCGCCTTGAGCGCCGCATCCGGCGTTTCCGGAAACTCCGCGCGGCACTTCTCGATTTCAGCCGAGAGCAGCTGCTCATTGCGTGCGCCCTCCAGCTGTTCCAGGTACTGCTGCCGGTTCATGCCAGCGGCCTCAGCGTACTGATCCAGTACACGCATTTCCCGCTCGGCCTTGCGGTCATAATTCATGCCCTTCTGGAGCAGTTCGACCGGGTTCACGCCGAGCGCACCGGTCAGCGCCTGCACTGCATCTGCCGGCAGCAGGATCTGCTGTCCGTTGAAGACGAGCGGCACGGTCTGCACCGGCTGTTCCACCGTCTCCGGCGGTACTTCGCCGCCCTCCGGCGGCTGATTCTCCGGTTCTTCCTGCTGCTCTTCGGCGCGCTGGTTTTCCGCGCCGTCCTGCACGGTCTCCTCTGCGCCCTCGGCGGCGGTCTGCTGGTCTTCCAAACCGTCATTGCCTTCAAGCGCTGCGAGAAAATCGTCGCCGTTAAAACCGTCCATGTCCTCGTTTCCGAGGCTCGTGTTTACGTCTGCCGAATTGCTGGTCTCCCAATCCATAAGACAAATCCTCCTATATGCAAAAGACTTTCGTCTCATTGCCGTGTGTTTATCGTGTGTTTATCGTGCGTTCCTGCACTCCGGCGGACGCAGCACAGTTCCGCTGGTACTGCACCCGCTTGTATCCTTGCACGCACGGGGAATGCGTAACCCGGACGGGGATAATATGGCGAGAATCCCACGCCCGCCGCAGTGCAGGAAAATATCGTGCTCCGGCGCTCGGACGGACGCCCTCGACCCGAACGAGGGTGCCCGCCATCAGAAAGAAATAAGGGGAATCAATGGGGCGGGTGAGGTCAGCTCCCGCCCGTCCGAACGCCGGAAAGAAAAATCAATAATCAGGTTCGAGAATCGGAACGCCGTACTGCACAGCACATTCGCGCTCGATCATGCAGCCGCGTGCGTCCTTCCAACCCTTGGCGAAATAAACGAGATCCGCATCTGCCATAAGCCGGATAGACTCAGCCAGGAACCAAAGTGGCTTTGCGTCGTGCGGTGCATCCTTAAAAAAGGAGTCGATGATTTCGACAGGCTCACCGATATATTCAGTCGCTTCGCGGATAGCACGCTCACGTTCGCGTTCAATCTCATCGTTTGTCTTGTCCTTCATCGGCTGAGAAATAAACAACTTTTTCATATCGTATCTCCTATTTTTCAGTCCACGGCTTAAAAGAAACAATCTTATCGAGCAGTCCATTCGCCTTGCCATCGAAACAAATCGCTCGATCGTCAACGTAAGCAATAGCAGGCGGCTTTTCCTTCATTACAGCATCTACCTCAATAGCATTCTGTTTCAGGTAGGTTTTCACCGCATCCATGCCTTCCTGCGTATCGCAGCGAGTCGAGACAACAACCACATCATAGAACTTCCGTATTTTATCAATCTCTTCTCGGATACCCGGGACGGGCGGATCCGGAATGCAGGTCTTGCCCCGCCAGCCAGAGGAATAACTATGAATAACACCATCGAAATCCAAAACAACTGTGTACTTCATATTCTCACCTCAAAAACCGGAACTTACTTTCCTTACCCTTGCGATACTTCGCGCGCGCCGTGTCCAGCGCCTCCTGCATCGCGGCAAACATAGCATCGACCTGCTGCTCGGTATACTCATAGTCACCGGTCGCAAAATTGCCGATCAGACTGATAGCCTTGCACGCTCGACCCACGCGCGGCTCTGCCACGCGGATAAAGCGCTCCGCCTTGCTCTCATTGTTGTTATCCATTTGTCAAACCTCCCTGCTGCATGCTGGCCTGCTGCTGCACTCTCTTTGCAGCCTCGACCAGTCCTTCCTGATCCTTAACCGAGCCTTCCGGCATGCGGCTGAGGAACTCAACCATATTCGGCATAACGCCTGCCGTCTGCAGATTGTTAAGCGTAGATACCTGCAGAATCCTCGACCAGTAGCTTGCCTCACCAATGTGAATATTGAGATCCAGCGCCTCCACCGGCAGACTTGAGAAGTCATACATCTCCACAAGCGTCTGCTCCTGCGTCTCGCCGGTCTCGTCTGTCATCTCGTCGGTGATCTTGACCTGACGCATACCGTAATAGGCATGCATCATGTCGATGAGGACCCGTTCATAGTCCTCGACAAACTGATAATATGCGATCTTGGTCAGTGCAAGCGGCGCAGCGTTCGCGGTCTGTACCGCTACAATCGCACTGCTGTTCTCCGGATTCTTGACGTTGCCGAGCGCCGCGTCATTGGCACCGGCAACACTCTTGAGCGCGTCCGTCATTGTTGACGTAATGCCGGTGGCCTCTGTCGGAATGGGCATCGAGCCTGCAACGCCGGTCAAAGCGTCCTTCACATCGCCTGTCACGCCGATAGAAGTCGCATCCGGGTCCCAGCCCTTGGGGAATTTGTTCCGGTTGTACACCAGCTTGGGCATCGCGTTGTTGCGCAGCATGAGCGCAAGCGCGGTCCATTGTTTATTGATCTCGATCTGCGTGTTGATGAGCGGTTTGATCTCCATCACGCCGTGATAGCAGTTCTTCCGCGGCTTCCAGCTCATGTACGCGACGGGATAGAGTGTCATTTCCGTCGCCACATCCTGCTCGATCATAAAACGACCGCAGGAGCGGCAGTAGTGTACCCTGCCGTTCTCAGCCTTCCAGAACCGCACAAGCTCGTTGCCGAGACTGTCGCTGTTATTCTGCTCGTCATCGCCCTTGTACAGGCCGTCGGAATCGCCCTCGATGCTCTCCCACTCGGCACAGCCGAGCCGTTTCGCGTCCTTACGGATTTCGGATACCGGTCTGCGGCGCACAATGATAAGATAAGGCTGCTCCTGCACATTGCTGTTCGCCGGATTTCCGAACAAAATGTTGGTGTTCATCACCTGTTCGGCGCAGATTTCGCCCTGCACCCCGCCCAAACCGGACTGCTTGCTTGCGTCAAAGTAAAAATACAGCGCCGCGTCACCGTCCACGCAAGCATCGCGCAGAACCATGTGGTGCTTACTTTTCAGCTTGGTGCGCTCCACAACGCGGTCAATGCTCTGTTCGAGGATTTTCGCCGCATACTCGGCCTGCTCATCCGGCAGGAACGGTTCAATGTCCTGATCCACATCGTTGGAAACGATCTGCGCGACCTTGTAATGTACGATAGGGTCAAGTACATTCATCGTGATCGGCCGCAGGTGCTTGCTTTTCAGGCCCTCCCATTGCTTGCCCTCTACAAAATTCTCGCACTGCTTCACATCGTCGTACAGGTCGAGGTAAGTGTTGAACTGCACACCTTTCTGATACTCCGCCTGTACACGCTCCGCCGTGAGCAATTGTTTTTCGTTCATTCTATCACCTCTGCCGTATATGCAGTGCGCCTGGGTCGTCGCACCCTACGAAACGGCACTGCACCCGTAGGGCGCGACGACTCGGCGCGCCGTTTCTTCTCCGACTGGCCGCTCATTCCTCAAGCTCCTCCTGACCGTGGGCCGAGCCGTCATAATTGAGGATGTTGTGCAGCTCCCGCAGGATATGTCCCTCGGTGCTCATCCGCCAGAGCTGCTCCTTTTGGTGCTCTTCTCGCCAGTGCTCGGCACTCTCCCGCTCGGTGTTCAGCGCCTCGGTCAGCTTGCCGTTCTCCTGCTTGAGATTATCAACCTCGTTGCGGGCGCTCCACATCGCGCTGATTGCCGCGTCGTGTGCATCCTTGGCGAGATCCAGTTCTCCCTGCAACTCCTTGTACTTCCTGCGCTCGGTCTGCAGCTCCTGCCGCAGACGGCAGGCCGTGTCCTCGCTCTCGCACAGGGCGGTTTCCAGCTTGGTAATGCGGTCTGCAAGCTGTGCGCGTACCGCCTCCTCAGTGTGCAGGCGTTCCTCCATCGTCCGCGCAGTCAGCTGAAAGGATTCCGCTTCCACGGTCTTTTGCCGCAAATCCTCGCCCAAGCGCTTGGCGTTTCGGGTCTGCACAGCCGCCAGAAAAGCGCACATCGCCGCAACGGCACTAATAGCTAAATACATTTCCCATTTCCTCCTCTGTAGTCAGTTCATTAAACTCCTTCGGCTCACTCGCCGCGATCGGACGGCCGGCAACAAAGTACCGCAGCATATCCGCCGGGTGGGTGTACTCGTGCGGATCGTTTGCCACATCATCCGGGTGCTTATCATCGTGCAACAGCATCGGCAGGCTCTTGATGGTCTGCGTGCAGTTGGAAAAGAGGATCAAACTCGGCTTGCCGGTGTCCTTGCGTACCTTCAAATATTCTTTGAGGTCGAGCCATCCGAGCACGCGGTCGTTTTTCGCCTTTTCCAGATACACACCGCATTCTGCAAAGCGGTCTGCCGCGCTGCGTCCGGTGTCCTGCCGCCTGTTCCAGAGGTCAGGCGGTGCAAAGGTGATCGCATCGCGTTCCAACTCGTCCGAGCGCTCCAATATGGCGTTAGCCGCATCCGATAAGATCAGCCCGTCGTGCCCCTCTCCGAGATCCTTGCCCTCGCAGTATTCCTTGTACATGTAAGCCGTCCCGTCCTCGCTGACCGCGATCCATCCGACCGCGAGCATATCAAAGCCGTAGTCAAGCGCCTTGTACCGCGTCCAGTGCTCCGGGATGGGGAATGCCTCGCACACATGCGTCTCGCGCCGGAACTCGGGGAAATACTGTCCCTCGAATACGTCCCAGTCGCCGTACAGCATCGCCCGCTTGCGGTCCTCGGGCAGATTCTCAAGCGACTGCACATAGTTAGGTGAGTTTTTGACAAGCCACGGATTGTCATAGACCGTGGCCTGAATGAACGTGTAGTCCTCTGCTCGTTCCTGCTTGAGATAATCGCGGTCGATAAACAACCGCTTGAACCAGGCATGCCCAACGCCGCCGGGGTTGCAAGTCAGGTACATTCTCGGCGGGAAGAACTCCCGCATCTGACCGGATGAGCGGTTGCTCTCGGTCATTGTTGTAAAAACGTTCTCAGGGAAAAGCGTGCACTCCTCCAGAAAAATAACGTCATAAGCCTGTCCTTGGTACTGGAGTAAATCGCTGTCGTTCCGGCAGTAACCAAACTTGAGCCGTGAGCCGTTTGGAAACTCAAACGCCTTGTCCGCGCTCTTGTACTCCGCAATGCCTTTCAGCTCCCGCATAGCCGGAATAATATGGTTTTCCCGCAACTCCGGGTACGTCCGGCGCATAAACAGAATCTGAATGCCGTCATACCGCAAACACAGCATATTGGCCTTGAGTCGTGCGACAAAGCTCTTGCCGCCACCTCGTGAGCCGCCATAAGCCGTGTAATGTGACCGGCTTTTCATAAACTCAACCTGTTTCGGATAGGGTTTCGGAATCACAAAGCTGTTCATTCTGCCAGTTCCTCCGCACCATCCACAAACGTGATCTGCACACCGGTGCCGTCCTTCTCGCCGAGGTGCTGCTCAAGCGTTTCC